TTGGCCGACCCTGTACAGTCGCCGTTCGCTCTCAACCGAGACGACCACGACCGGATGCTCCACGTCGTCAACTTCCTCGTGACCCGTGAGGTCACCTGACCCATACGCCGACGACGTCGAGACGAGATGGCCCGCCGAGTTGCGCTGCTCGGAGTGCGGCAAGCTCCTCGCAGAGTTGGTCAACGCACCCTTCCGGATCATGTGCCCGAGGTGCCGAAAAGTGAATCTTCCGGAATGACTTGCGGTTAGTTGTCAACTTGTGCCTATAATCTGGGCATGGAATCAACTGCCTCAACCATCACCCGCAAGTACGGCCACGCCGCTCACCTTGCGGCCGTCATCGAGAAGCTCGACGCCCTCAACGCACGGGCCGAGAAGAAGGGCCTCAACGGCTCGCTCGACTACACCTGGGTCGAGGTCCCCGAGACCGACGACAACGCCGCCGAGTGGGTCCTCACCCTCAACTTCACCGGGGACTTCGCCCTCGGCGACTACACCCCGGTCGCCGTCGTCGACTTCACCGCCATCGAGACCGGCCTCGTCCTCACCATCGACGACACGGTCGAGATCGGCGACGACCTCGACCCGACCCGGTGCGACGCCTGCCACCGAGGCATCCGCCGCAACAAGATCGTCGTCGTGACCGACGGCACCGACCTCATCCATGTCGGCGCCTCGTGCGCTCAAGACTTCCTCGGCCGGGACCCGGAGATGTTGACCTTGATCGGCGAGGCGATCGACGGCACCCCCGGCGAGCCGAAGGTGTACCCGACCCGCATGGTCGTCGCCGCCGCCATCGAGGCGTGCCGCATCGGCTACCGCAAGGCCAACGGCGACTCCGGCCTCCCGACCAAGGAGATCGTCCGCGCCATCCTCACCGGTGCGATCGAGGGCAAGAGCTACGAACTCATCCGCAAGGAACTCGACGCCGCCCCCGTCGCCCGCCACAACGTCGACGAGGTCCTCGCCTGGATGCTCAACGACTCCGGCAACGGCGACTTCGGTGCGAACATGCGCCGCCTCGCCGACTCCGACACCATCGGCGCTCGGGGCTTCGGGATCGCCGCCTACGCCCCGGCCGGTGCCGACGCATGGCGGGACAAGATGGCCGCCGCCGCCGCTAAGCGTGCCGCCGAGGAAGCCCGCAAGGCCGAAGCCTCCCCGGTCCCGGTCACCGACAAGCGCATCCGCATCGAGGGCATCGTGACCACCGTCCGCAACGTCGAGTCGGACTGGGGCACCACCACGAAGATCCGGGTCGAGACCGACGAGGGCTGGGCTTGCTGGGGCACCCTCCCGGCCGGGTGCGAGGCCGGGTCGCCGTGGAACGAAGACGGCTCGTGGAAGGACGAGGACGAGATCGAGGCCGAGGCCGGTCGTGGCGACCGGGTCGCCTTCATGGCTCGGATCGAGGCGAGCGCCGACGACGACAAGTTCGGGTTCTTCTCCCGCCCGACGAAGGGCGAGATCATCGCCCGAGCGGAGGTCGAGGTCGCCGCCTAACCCCCACCCCGATCCCCCGGTGAAGCCCTCGCCTATGGCGGGGGCTTCGTCGTTCCCGTACACTGCCCGAAGTGCGCCGAGTCGCCCCGTGCCCCGGTGGCCTCCCTGACGGGGGACACCCATGTCCAGGGAGACCAGATGCCACGCTACACAGTCACCGGAGGCCCGAGCGGCGACGCCGGGATCGACCTGGGCGACAAGCGCTACGAACCCGGCGACAGCCTTGACGCTCCGACGAAGGACGTGAAGTGGCTGGTCGACGACGGGTACCTGGCCCCGGCGGGCAAGACCGCAGCCGCCCCGGCTGACGAGGAGGAGTAGCAGATGCCCACGTTCGTCCACGGCAAGAACTCGAAGGTGTACCTCGACGAGTTCGATATGTCTGCCTACCTCAACTCGACTGACATCAGCCACACTCAAGACACCGCCGAGACCACTGCCTACGGGGCGACGTCCCGAGCGTTCATGCCATCGCAGGCATCCGGCACGCTCTCGTTCGGTGGCCTCTACGACGCCATCACCGGCGCAGGTTCGTCCGACAAGGAGTTCGAGGCCATCCTCGGATCGACCACGACCCCGCTCCTCACCGTCGCCATCGACGGCGGAACCATCGGCAACCGGGCCGTGATCGCCCGAGCCAACGAGACCAGCTACACGCTCTCGTCGCCCATCGCCGACATCAACTCAGTCACCGCCGACTTCGAGTGCTCCGCCGACCCGACCAACAACGTCGACTTCGGTGTCGCCTCCGGCGTACAGCTCACCACCGGCGCGTCGATCGCTCACGGTTCCCTCGGTGCCCTGTCGTCGGTCGACAACGGAGCGTCGAGCGCCAACGGCGGAGCCGCCGTTCTCCACGTCCCGACGAACACCGTCGGCGGTGGAGCGACGACGATCAAGGTCCAGCACTCGGCGAACAACTCGTCCTGGGCCGACTTGATCTCGTTCACCGCCGTCGGCGCGTCGACCATCACTTCTCAGATCTCCGCCGTGACGGGGACCGTCAATCGTTACCTGCGCGTCACGGCGTCAACCGCAGGCTCGTCCGGAGCGATCACCTTCATGGTGTCGTTCGCAAGGTTCTAGGAGGAACCGACCATGCCCACATTCAGCACCGGTAAGGCCGCGGTCTTCTCGATCGACGACACCGGCGGAAGCGCCCGAGACATCTCGGACGTGCTCAACAGCATCGACTTCCCAGAGACGACAGACACCGCCGAGGTCACTGCGTTCGGCGCATCGTCCCGCAGCTACATCGTCTCGCTTGAGTCGGCCACCATCTCGATCTCCGGGATGTACGACGCCACCGTCGACGGCTACCTGAAGGGCGGCACCGAACCGGCCAGCCGCTCCTTCATCTACAAGCCCGGCGTGACCAGCGGCGACGCCATCTACTCCGGCGAGTGCATCCTCACCAGCTACTCGCTCTCCAGCCCCGTCGGCGACGTCAACACGTTCTCCGCCGACTTCCAGGTCACCGGCACCGTCACCCGGACCACGACCTGATCGTGACGTCCACCCGGCACGCCACCCTCCCCGGTAGCGTGCTGGGTGGACTACCCACGACAGGAGCACACCATGACCGACCTCCGAGCCGCAATCCTCGCCGCAGCCGACACCCCGACCGACACGGTCGAGGTCCCGGAGTGGGGCGTAACCGTCGGCATCAAGTCGATGTCAGCGAAGTCACGCGCCGCCGTGATGGAACTCGCCCAGCAAGGCGAAGGCATCGACGCCAACAAGGTCCTCGGCATGTGGGCGCGCACCCTCCAGGGATGCATCGTCGACCCCGAGACCGGCGACCCGATCTTCGAGACCGAAGACATGGAGGCGCTCATGGACAAGTCCGCGACCGTCATCGAACGGCTCTGGACCTTGTGCTTCGAGCAGTCGGGCATGACGGAGGACAAGGTCAACGAGGCGGGAAAAGACTCCTAGGCTTCTCGGGCGGTAACCCCGAGCGCCGGTTCTACTTCCGCCTCGCACGCGATCTCGGCATGACAGTCGGCGAGCTACTCGCCCGCATGTCATCCGACGAACTCACCGAGTGGATCGCCCTCTACCGGATCGAACACTCCGAACGAGAACAAGCCGCCCAACGAGCGAAGGCTAGGAAGTAATGAGCGCAGGCACGACAGTCGCCCGCATCAACACGATCGTCACGGCGAGCACCAAGCAGTTCGACGCGGCGATGGGCAAGGCCCAGACGCGTGCCGGAAAGTTCGCCGCAGGTGCTCAAGCCGCCGCGAAGGCGGCGTCGGGTCCGCTAACCCTCGGTCTAATCGGTGCCGGTGCAGCGGCCGTAACGGCGGCCGTGCAGTTCGACAACTCGATGACGAAGATCGAGTCGCTCGTCGGTATCGCCGGAGAAGAAGTCGACAGGATGAAGGAGTCGGTGCGGGGGCTGTCCGGCGAGACCGCTCAGGCACCGGCGAAACTCGCCGACGCCATGTTCTTCATCCAGTCCGCCGGTCTACGAGGCGCGACTGCGATGGAGACCCTCGAAGCGTCAGCGAAGGCCGCAGCGGTCGGTCTCGGCGACGTCACGGAGATCGCCGACCTCGCCACCTCGGCGCTCAACGCATACGGCGAGGAGAACCTGTCGGCGGTCCAGGCGACCGACGTCCTCACCGCCGCCGTTCGAGAAGGCAAGCTCGAAGCGTCCGAGCTGGCCGGGTCGATGGGTCGAGTCCTCCCGATCGCTTCGGCGATGGGCGTCTCGTTCAACGAGGTCGGCGCAGCGTTCGCCGCCCTGTCCCGTACCGGCACGAACGCCGCCGAGGCAGCGACCCAGGTGCGCGGCATCCTGTCCTCGCTCCTCCGGCCCACCGTGCAGGCCGAGGAAGCGCTCGAAGGCATGGGCCTCTCGTCCGAGGGACTACGAGAGCAGATCCGAGACGAGGGCCTTCTCGCCACGCTCCAGACGCTCGCCGAGGAGTTCGACGGGAACTCGGCAGCAGCGGCGTCGGTGTTCGGCAACATTCGCGCCCTGTCCGGCGTCATGGACCTCATGGGTGCGAACACGGCGACGACCGAGCAGATCTTCGCCAACATGGCCGACACGACCGGCACGCTCGACGAGGCGTTCGGGGTCGTATCGGACACGGCCGGGTTCAAGTTCCAGCAGGCGATGGCCGACCTCCAGGACACGCTGATCGGGATCGGCGAGAAGGTAATCCCGATCGTGTTGCAGATGCTCGAAGGCGTGGAGTTCATGATCGAAGGGTTCCAGGACTTGCACCCGGCGGCGCTGGCAGCGGCCGCAGGCATCACCGCGATCGTCGTGGCGTCCGGCCCGATCGGTCAGGTCTCGATCGCTCTCGGCGGGCTGTTCTTACTCCTCGGCAATATGGCCGGGAACGCCCGAGAGGCGAAGGAACGGCAGGCAGAACTCACTGAGGAGTTCATCCAGGCCGAGAGTCCGACGCACACGATGATCGGCCGGATGGAAGAACTCGCAGCCCAGCTCCGTGATGTCGGCGACGCAGCGAACGAGGCGAAGGGCGAAGTTGAGACGATCTCGGGGTCGGTCGTGGCGACCGGGTTGGCGATCGAGAATGGCACTCTCCCGCACTTCGAGGATCTCGGGATCTCGATGAACGACGTCGCTGTCGCGGCGGAGGGCGGCAGCGATCTTTTCGAGCGGATGCAAGGCACGCTCGACGACACTGGCGGGAGCGCTACGGCCCTCCGCGGTGACTTCCTGCATCTGGAAGGTGCCGAACGGGACATGGCAGAAGCGCTCGTCGACGCGTTAGAGGCTGGAAAGATATTCCAGGACGATCTCGATGGAATGCTCGATGTTCTCGACGAGACCGCCGACGCGTTCGACGACGATCGCGCAGCACTCGAAGATCGCGCCACGGCGCTTATGGAAAACGCTAAAGCCGTCGAGATGCTCAATGACATCAACCTCGACGGCACGGGCATCATCGCCGGGTTCATGGAGCAGAACCTCTCGAACCTGGAGATCCTCGACCGGGTCGACACGCTCGTCCAGAACCACACCGGCCACATGAACGGCTACTCGGTCGAAGCGCAGCGGGCCGGGGTTGCGACCGGTAGCCTCGGCGATGCAGTCGTCGACACCGAAGGCCCGACGCTCGACCTCGCTGAAGCATTCGACGAAGCGACCCTGGCGGCT